TTGATGGAGTTCTCTGTTGGATTTAACTATCTACTTATACTACTTTACAAGTGGCTGTGCTCTACTATTACACAATCACATGTTCTTCCAGAATGTTCTATGATCACATGATCTTATCACGTGATATGATTACTTAATCCCCATGCTATTTATATCTTTGTTTCTGTTATACGATTTGATGTTGGAGATCAAATGTTCAAATGCATGGGAAACTATTTCCTTTCTGGGGCTCTCATAACATGGCCCCCCCTTCAAGATTCCTTGTCCCAAGGAATTTTTCCATCATCTCCAATTCTCGTCCCACCTCTTCTCTCTTTCCCTTTCATATCTTCTTCGCCTCCAACTGTATAGTAGTTTAGCTGTGAACTCCCTTGGTAATTCCCAGCTAAATTCTTTCTCTTCTTCTTCCAGCTCCTGTCGCCTCAGTTCTTCTGCCTCTTCCTCATACTCCCTCTCAAACTCTTTGACCAATTCTTTTGCATTTTCTAGATTTTCCCTACTTTCCCATGTATCGCCTTCTGCTGTATACCCTTTCCATTGTACCAAGAACTTTTCTTTCCCCTGTACTACTCATTTGTTCAGAATTTTTTCCACTTCAAATTCTTCTTCCCCTTTGATAATGACTGGTTTTGGTGGTGTTTTCTTCTGCCCTTCTACCTGTGGTTTGTAGAGTCATACCCTACTTACATTTACTACAGGATGTATTTTAATGGTTCTGGGTAGTTCCAACTCTATTGCGTTACTAGAGATGATTCCCTTGATTCTATAGGGCCCTACAAAGCACTCCATCAGCTTTTCTGATCTTCTCCCCTTCATCTGCCATTTCAAGTCCTTCATACTTAGCAGTACTGAGTCCCCTACTCTGTATTCTTCTCCCTTCTCTTGTTTCCTATCTGCAAACTTCTTCATCTCCTCCTGTGCCTTTCCTAGTGCCGCTTTTGCCTCCTCCTGGATCTTCCTCATTTTTTCCACGAATTTCCCCACTGCCTCATACTTCCCTTTTCTTCTACCTTCAAATCCCATCCTCGGGTCTTGTCCGTAATTTACTTTGAACAGTGAGTTTTTTGTTACTGCGTGGATTTTGTTATTATATGCAAATTCTGCCATTCCTAGCCAATCCAGCCACTGTTCTTGTCTGTGGTTGATGAAGACTCTTAGGTACTGCTCTAACTCCTGGTTTATTCTTTCTGTTTGCCCATCTGTTTGTGGGTGATAGGCCGTCAAAAGTTTTGTTTGAATTCCCAGCAAGTTATTCAATTCCTTCATCATTCCCACTGCAAACTGTACTCCCCTGTTCGATATGATGCTTTCTGGGAGGCCATGCAGCCTCCATACCTGGTCTCGAAATAGCTTGGCTAGTCCCTCTGCCGACGTTTTTTCTGTGGTGGCTATGAAATGCACTATTTTGCTAAACCTGTTGCATACTACCAGGATTGCGTTGTATTCCTAAGCTAGTGGTAACTTTGTGATGAAATCTGCTGAGATATGACTCTATGGTTTCTTGGGGATTATGTTAGGCATTAGCTTTCCTGCCAGTGCTTCGCTTCAATTCTTGTACCTTTGACAAGCATTACATCCATTCGCATACCTCCCTACTTCTTTCGTTACTCCTGGCTACCAGTAATTTCTGGTAACCAGTTCTGTCATCTTCCATCTTCCTCCATGCCCTCCTACTGGAGTGTTATGGTGTAGTTGTATTACCTCTCCCCTAAGTTCCCCTTTTGGCACGTATATTCTTTCTTCCTTCAGTACTATTCCATCCTCTATTTCCTATTCCTCGTCTCTCAACGTTTTTACCCCTGCCTTTTTCAGTTCTTCTACTGCTTTTACCACCTTTTCATCTCCTTCTTGTGCCTTCTTTAACCTTTCCCTTAAATCCCCTTCTCTTATCACTGTTTCTACCCCTCTAACCCACTCTGGTCTAATCAGTGTCTGGTCTTCATTATCTCTTTCCACTCCTTCTTGCCAATCTGGCCTCCTACTTAGTCTATCTGCTTTCCCCATACTTTTTCCTAGAACATGTTTTAAGGTAAAATTGAATTGCGATAGATACAGGGCCCATCGCGCTTGTCATCGATTCAACTTCTGGCTTGTCATGAAGTACTGGAGGTTCTTGTGGTCCGTCTAGATCTCGAATTCCAGTTTTGCCCCTTCTAAGTAATGCCTCCATGCTTCAAGGCATCTGATCACTGCTAACATCTCTTTGTCGTGGATTTCATAGTTTTGTTCTGTAGCGTTTAATGACTTTGAGATGAAGGCCACTGGCCTCCACTTGCCATCTTCACATTTCAGCAATAATACTCCCCCTGTCGCATAGTCTGAAGCGTCTGCTTCCACCCTCATCTCTCTATCTATATCTGGTATCGCTAAAACAGGTTCTGTTGTGAACACCTCTTTTAGTCTCCCAAACACCTCTTCTTGTTCCTTTTCCCACTTCCATTTCTGTTCCTTTCTGACCAGTGCATGTAATGGTGCCGCTATCTTTGCAAAGTCCTTTATAAACCTTCTGTAATAGTTGGCTAGGCCTAAGAACTTTTGCACCTTCTTGATGTTTTTGGGTGCTGGCCAGTTTAGTACTCCCTCCACCTTTTCCTTCTGCATTTCTACCCCTCTTGGCCTGATTACTACTCCCAGAAATTCCACCTCCCTTACTTTCCACTTGCATTTTTCTGGTTTCACAAACAAGTCATTTTCTTCTAGCCTTTTCAACACTTCTTCTACCAACTCATCGTGCCCCTCCTCCATATCTGTTGCTACTAGGATGTCATCAATGAAGGTTGCCGTATTCCCCTGATTTATGAGGTCCCAGAATAGGTCATTCATCATCGTTTGAAAAGTAGCGGGGGAGTTTGTTAACCCGAAGTACATTACAGTGGGTTCGTATGCTCCAATATGCATGGTGAATGCTGCTTTCCATTCATCTCCTTCTTTGATCCTGACATTGTTATATCCCCACCTCAGATCCAACTTCGTAAATATCTTCCTCTTTCCTACTCTATCTAATATGTCTGCAATGAGAGGCAGGGGGTATCCATTTTTTACCGTCCATTGATTAATGTGACGATAATCTTGCACCATTCTTCGCTTTCTGTCCTTTTTTGCTACAAAGTGTACTGGCGATGTCTGGGGTGATTTAGATGGTCGAATGTACCCCTTTCTCAGTTGGTCTTCCACAAACACTTGTATTTCCTCTCTTTCTTCTCTTGATAGAGAATACACTTTGCCCTTTTTTGGCACAAAGCCTTCCTTTAGTTCTATCGCATGATCCCAGGCCTTTCGCACTGGCATTCGCTCTGACTCCCTTTTCCCAAACACCTTCCTTCACTTCTAAAACTTCTTAGGTACTAACTTCCTTAGTACCTCTTCGTCTTTGTCTTTCTCTACTCTCTTTACTTCTCTTTTTTCTTCTAGCTTCTTTTTTCCACATATAGGTGGACATCGTGTCATTTTTACCTCCCCCTTCTCCCAATCTATTTCTGGATTATGGGCGGCCAACCATGGTATCTCTAATATGACCTCTGTTTTTCCTAAATTACACACGTCCATTCTCACTCTTTTTACATGTCCTTTAAAAAACATATTGCACTCGACCTAGTGCGTTATTGCTCCTCCCACATTTATTGTTCCATCCACGTTTTTGACCATCAGGGGTTTCCTCATCCTCTCCATTTTGAACCCTTTTTCTTTTGCAAAGGTCGTATTCATGAATAGACCTGTTGCTCCGCTATCTAGCAGAGCTCTTACTGCTACCCCCTCATGACTTTCCAGTTTTTCTAACCCCACTTTTATCCATACTTCTCTTAGTGGCCGTAATGTGTACTGCACGTCTCTTGCTCTCTCAGTGTTTTTTGAACAATTTAATTTATTGCCCAGTTTTTCTGGGCGCAATACACTGTACAGATTATTGGAGGCCAGCTGAGAGCTCACTGTCCTCCATTTTCTTTTGCCGACTCTTGCGGCGTCTCCACTACCCTTGCTTTATTCCTTTTCTAACAATTTCGGGCCATATGGCCAAATTTTCCACAGTAATAGCACGTTCTATCCCCCCCCTCCCCCTATCAACATCCATTGCATTTGGGTCTCTCCGTGGACCCAGTTGATATTCTCCTCTATTAAATGTATTGCCTCCTCCTCCTCTATTTCCTCCTGCTTGCGGAACTCCTGCCTGCCAGGTTATTTGCCCCCCTTTTCCTCCATACAACCCCCCTCCAAAGCCTCCCCTTGGCTGTGCATTTCCCCCTGGGTGCACCGCATTTCTCCCCAGCATTCTTTCTTCTGCCCTACTCTGCCTCTGATTTCTATCCAATCTGACTGCCCTTTCTTGCCACTCTCCTATGGTGGTCGGGGGCTCTTTTGCCTCTGCCAACTTCCTTCTTATTGTTCCGTTCAACTCTCTCTTGAATTCTTCAATGAGGGATCACCCCTCGTAGCCGCTCCCCTTGGCAACCTTTTTGAATTCTTGGACGTACTCGTTGCACGTCCTTCCTCCTTGCTCTATTGTCCACAACTGCTCGATCTTTCTTTCTTCCTCTGATGTTTTCCCAAAGTCATTTCTGATTTTTGAAAACAGCTGCTCTACTGTTTCCACTTCTGACTCTCCCTTGGCCAGCTCGTCTATCAGATTGTCCTTCCATGCTTCTGCTATTCCTCCCTGTACATAAGATAACACCCAGGCTACCTGGGTTGTTGCTGCCTCCTCCGTCATCTTCATCCTAATGTATATGCGAGCCGCGTTAATGAACGCGCTTACCTCTTCTATCCTCCCATTGAATACTTGAGGCCTTGCGACCTCTACTCAGCTCCCCTGCTACTGGAGGAGCATAGTGTTAACCTGCTGCTGCAGGGTGGCGATCATGGTGAGGAGTTGCTCTTCTCTAGTTGGTGGTGGTGGTTGGCGGGGGGTGGGCGCCTGGGATAGTTCCCCCTGTTGTTGCTGTTGTTATTGCTGCGACATGTCATAGGGTGGTGGTGGTGGTGATGGTGATGGGGAAGGTGATGATTCATACTCGGATTCAGTTTCTTGGTCCAGGGCAAACTTAAGGCTATGTCTAACAGGGAGCACAATCTTCTCCTGTCTAGACTCCTATTGCCTTACTGACTACTGTCCTAATCAAAAATGTAAACGATTGCCCCTAAGAAGGGAACCCCTAAGCTAAGCGGCCTTTTAAGAAGTAACCGCCAATCTCCTGCATGTACCCGTCACAATGGACGACAGCACGAAGCTTATACAAGGAAGAGTAGTAGCTAACAGGCCCAATTAACAGGTCAGGACTTGAACAAAACACCTGGACTTGGTGTTCAGTCTTCTCCTTCAGTTTCTCCTGACTGAGAAGTCCCCTTTACAGCTAGGGCCTACTATCCAAGAGGCTTGTGAGTGCTGTGCTCACTAGCAAGGAAGATAAGAGAGTGAGTGGTGGTGGGGGTATTCACTTGTGGCGCCGGTATTAAGCCAACTGCGCATAGAATGAATATGAGCAGGGATCGAGGTGATTAGTGCTCGGGAGTGGTATTGAGTTCTTTTGTTATCACTAAGTCTTGACAACTCAAGGATCACTCGAGATAAGTGTCTAGGAAGAACTTGATGGAGTTCTCTGTTGGATTTAACTATCTACTTATACTACTTTACAAGTGGCTGTGCTCTACTATTACACAATCACATGTTCTTCCAGAATGTTCTATGATCACATGATC